CAACATCAGTGCAGCTGCAGATTCGAAGTATCTGAGCCACAATGGCTGTAGTTATGAAGGCCAGGTACACGGTTGCTGAAAGCAGAAACAGAATTTTCCTGTAACTGCGTTCATATGCGCGCTTACCCAGGGCCACAGTTCCCAAAGATAAGCTGCAAACGGCAAGGATGGGGAGCGCCCCCAGGTCACGACCTTGCGGGGCGGCGATCAATACTGCCGTTAGTAGTATTAAGTGAATGATAGCGACGACAGCCAAGACCGGGCACGTAATCGGCTCTTGATGAACTATGAAGTTCATCCCCTCGAATCGCTGTTTCATCCACTCCCACTTAGCGAGCCTGGCCTGGGCCTTGGCTCGCTTTTTCTCCCTATCCTTACTTTCTTTTAAATCGTGTTCAGCCAGCTGGCGGGCCATATCATCAAGTGATGACTTAGTAATGGCTGCCTCTCTGCGTTGAGCACGATTACCTCGTTTCTGGGTCTTCAGCTTCTTGTCGCTCTTCGTGGTCCCATTGGGTTTACCACTGGAGGTCATTGAAGAAGCAAAAGATACCACGGATGAGGTCTCCGAACAAGATTTTTGCGACTTTGAATCCTGTGAAACATCTTTCTTATTCTGGTAATTTGTCATAGGTAGACGTTTGTCGTTTATACACGGACTGGTGTAGCAGAAAGGCTGCCAGCCTAACCCGGAGCTCTTCAAAGGAGTTGAATTACCAGTGCAACAATAGAGCACAATATGTTGACTGATTCAATATCCAGTTCGAGACAAGAAAGGCAAGTTTTTCTTGGCCTGCCTAGCCTACGTTTTAAATTTTTAGCCATCAAACGCACAAACAGGCCTATCTCAACGTAAGAGTGTCCACAGTCGACAGCATATGGCAACCCCAGTGAAGCCATGAAAACTACAGGATGTGGTACCAAACAAACATGCATTATTGATTAAATAACCATCGCTTCGAGGAACGTATTGAATGACCCGTTTGTCAGTGACATGATGATGTTCGACATTTGGTCGAAGTTCTTGCTTAAAGACATTCCACCAACATAACTGTTCGAATCCAGATTTGTGTATGTAGTGGTGGCGATGTTGCCAGTGACCGGCTTGAAGTAAACCCTTGTGCCAGGGTTCACGTTCTTGCCTGCCACTGTCACCATAGACAAATTCTTATCGTCCAGTATTGCTGTCAGTATGTTGCTGGCATCCAAGTTAACGGGATTGCCGGCAGCATCTTGCATTTCAAGTGCATCTGACAGGGTGGTAGATCTGATGTCAGTAGGCATGAATTTCGTAGCTGTTCCGACGGCAGTGAGCTTGTTGAAGTCTGTGCCACCATTGTAATAGACTTCAGTGGAAGGCTCAAGGATGTGGAACGTGATGTCGTAATGGAGTACCAGTCGACCCACCACATCGCCTTTGCTCAGTGAAGCTGCTTCGGCAAAGCACTTGAATTGCCCGTAGCTAGTCAGCCTGTCGTCATTTGTCGGAGCGCAGAAAAGGTCGGGTCTGACGTACGATCCTCCAGGTCCCTTGTAATTGGGCATCTCACAAATCAGTCTGCTTGTTATAGGGCCCGTCTTATATCCTTGGGAAGTCGACAATGCAGATCTGGTTGCTGGCATTGGGTCTAAGGGGTCATAGTCTGGCGCAAACCCGACAGTACCTCCAACAGTGACTGGCTGAGTCGGGACAAATTCCAGCCTGACATTGTTCACGAAGTATTTTTCGTACAACCCGAAATTCGCTTTCAGTATTGGGACAGAGTGGTCCGGGTTGCTCAGATAGATCGCGTCAATGTACACGGCACGGGGTTCGTCGCAAGTAAGTTCACATATTTGCGCCTGTCCCCGTACCCTGTTGACCGGTTTTCCAGTGCTTGGACCTGCGGTCGTCTGGTTGGTCAGT